ATGAAAGGAGCAGATGTAATGCGACAAAAGAAAGCGGAAATGGAACCGCAAGAAAAAATTTCCTTAATCGAGGAACTACCCGATGAAAAGACAAAAAAAGATTGTTTGAAAATTTGTCCCGTGAATCCAGAACGATTCTATCCGCCTACGAAAGGGACTGAAAAGGCGACTTGTTATGACGTTTACATGCCTACCGACATGGTCGTACATCGAGGAATGTATGCATCTACAATAATTCCACTAGGTATTAAATTGGAAATCCCTAAAGGTTATACTGTAAAAATATACCTTAGAAGTAGTGTAGGGCGTGATTTAAACTTAATTATGGCAAATTCTGTAGGTATTGTTGATGAAGATTTTAGAGGTGAGCTAATGGCGTATGTTTACAACGTAGGCAACCATCCAGTATTTCTAAGAGAAAAGCAACGAGTATTTCAAATTGAACTACAGAAAAAAGCAGATTATGATGTAGAATTTGTGTCTGAAATCTCCGAGGATACGGAGCGAGGACATGAAAGCGGTAGTACAGGGAGATAGAAACCATGGCAAAAAAAGACAATAAAACGATCATGATTAAAGGATCCGCAATGTGGGCTAAAGTATGGGAAAGTGGAGAATATAACGGACAATTAACAGGGTATTCAATTCAAGTAGCCCCCGATGAAAAGGAAAAAGAACGGGTGCTGAAAGCACTTTTAAAAGTATGGGAAACTGAAAAAGATGAAGTTTTAAAAGACAAAAACTTTAAATTGAAAGATGGTTACTTATACTTAGGCGGTACTGAACCAGATGAAGACGATGAAGACCAAACACGGTATTTTAAAGCAAAACGCATGCATGAGTACAAAGACCGTTTGACAGGTGAGATGGTACCAGTTACATTACCTATTTTTGATGCATATGGAGACCCGATGCCAAAAGGTACATTAATTGGCAATGGTAGTATTGTTACATTGAACGTATTACCTACAGTATATGCTGTTAAGAAAGATACATATGGTGTGTCTTTGAAATTAAATGCATTACAAGTAAATAAGTTAGTGGAGTATAAAAAGGATGCATCTAGTTATGGCTTTGAATCAGCAGAACATGAGGAAGATAATAGTACTCCATTTGATGAGGTAGAATTCTAATGAAATTTTCAAGGACACGGGGATACTATAAACCAAAAGACAAAACAGTTCGCAGTAACTTTGAGTATGACATCAAGTGTAATCTTATAAAAGCTGGTGTGTCTTTTGAATATGAGACTAAACGTATACCTTATGTGGTAGAACATACATATAAACCCGACTTTATATTACCTAATGGGATTATCGTAGAAGCCAAAGGGCTATTTGAACCATCCGATAGGCAAAAGCACATACATATTAAGGAACAGCACCCCGAGCTAGATATTCGCTTTTTATTCATGCAAGACCAATGGCTAACATCTAAAAGAAAGCAGAAGTATAGCACATGGTGCAAGAAACATGGGTTTAAGTACCATATTGGGAAGATGATTCCTAAAGACTGGATTGAGGAGGAACCATGATTAAAATTACTATTGATCGTTGTGATTGTAGAAACATGGTGGCTACAGCATTTAAAAAAGAACTCCGAGGAAAAGGACGTGTCACATCCCCTTATCACTTTTATGTGGATTGTAACGCCACAATTACACGGCTAAAAGACATTAGCACGTTAGATAATGATGATGAACTACGTATCATGGTAGATTGTGGTAAAACAAGAGGTATGACGGCTAGCCAAAGGAGTAAAATTCATAGATTGCTTGCTACAGTTAAGGCACGTTTTAAAGGAAAAGTACAAAACTATGAAAACTTATTACTATGAAGGAACTGTTACTAAACGAATTAAGGGACTATTTACAACAGATGACCATAGAGACCCTTACGAGATTTTAGATGACCGTGCATGGAAATTAGATAGTTTTTTCAATGAAGCAGAATTTGAAGGTAAAATTACTGATATTGAAATTAACAATATTGTGGAGATTGAAAGACGATGAATAAATTTATTACATATGATGTAACACCTTTTGTCTATTTGTCTGAAGAAGGCAGTGTAGAAAAAGCCTTTGAAGTCAAAAATCTAAAAATTAATGACTTGTTAAAGGATTACAAAAAAACTATTCTTTGGGATGATTGCTATTATACTGTTAGTTATATTGATGACACATTGTTTATTGAGTGGGATTCAATTTATGAAGCACCTAACAGATTTGCTATTGAGGATTCAACATTACTTATGCAAGAAGCAGTAAAACAGCTTGAGGAAATTCTAGGGTTATGTGAGGACAGCATGGAAGAGTATGTTATTAAACATACGCAACCTGTACAGGAGTAGTTATGCAAAGTTTAATAAGTTATTCTACAAAAGATAAACGTGTAACGGTACATAAAGACTTAGATGGCTTTACTTGTTTAACCAAAATTGATATTTGGCGATTTAAAATGACAATTAAAAATCAAACTATACATCTTACATGGGTTCCAGATGGTGTACCAGTTATGGATTTCGTATTAGATGGAGATATTGATTTATGGGGTGATGAGTCCGTAGAAATGCTTACACGGCTACTAACAGGTGTAAGGAAAGATATGTTGGACTACCTAAATAGGAGCAAAGATGAAACCATTAATTGATTTTAAACTACAGCCTACGTTTAGTTCTTATGACAATACCGAAAAAGCATATACACTATATGATTTAAAAATAGCCGATGAATTAGATGGGTATAGAGAAATACTGTTTGACACTAAAGTACGATACCTATTAGAAATTAAATGGGGATATATAGAATGTTGGGTACGAGATGATTATGGGAACGAAGCGTTAGTCTTTAGTATTGATCATGAAACAGAATTAGATATTAAAGCAGTAGAAGAGATACAAACAATATTAAATCTTTTTAAAAATGATATGTATCGTTACGTCAATAAAAATAAGTCGATGAATGAATGGCTAGCTAGTGAAGATATCCATGTAACAATTTAAGGAGTGAATGCAATGAAAGCACCAAAGACACCAAATACCCCAATTAAATTTGAACTTTTAATACAAACCGTAGGACGTGATGGGCATTTTATTACTGATGGTAAGACATATTTCCGTATTAACAACCTACAAATTGACCAACGTTTAGAAGGCTTTAGTGACACTATTGTCTTACCTGACTATATGGGTAGAAAAACTACATATAAAGTATATTGTGTAAATAATGTATTAACAATAGTTAAATTTTCATTAATTGGAAGAATAGAATTGAGTCTTTCTATTGAAGACAACCTTGTTTTAACTGAAGTGGACGCAGAATATTTAAGACGAATTTTATATACATGTTTGGAAAGTATGAATGCATATACAAAGAAACAAAACTTTGTAGATAGCACATACACCCCAGTTGAGGTTAAAGATACATGGAAAATGATATCTTAAACAAACAAATTGTAGAAATGCATTTGCCATGCCCATCATGTGGTAGTCATGACGCACTCACGACCTACGCAGATGGGCATTCTTATTGTTTTAGCTGTAAAGCTACGACATTTCCGAAAGAAGACCAAGGAGGGGGAACTGTTACCTCCGCCCCCTCTTGTGTCTTTATCCAAGGACATTTACAAGCCCTAAAAGCTAGAGGGATTACCCTTGCCACATGTAGTAAGTATGGATATGTTACAGGTAGTTACCAAGGCAAGCCTTGCCACATAGCGAATTACTATGATGAGTACGGCAAATTAAAAGGGCAAAAGCTACGCTTTCAAGACAAAACATTCAAAGCGATTGGTAGTACTACAGGTACATTCTATGGTCAACAATTATATGCTAAAGGTAAACGTTTAATCATTACCGAGGGTGAAATTGATTGCCTAACAGTCAGTCAGATTTACGGCAATATAGCATGTGTTGTGTCTATTCCTACAGGTGCTGGAAGTGCTAAAAAGACCTTTGAGAAAAATCTTGAATGGCTGAATAATTTTGATGAAGTCGTTGTAGCTTTTGACAGTGATAAGGCAGGCATTGAAGCTATTGAAAGTATTCAAGGAATATTACCAAGTGAAAAACTAAAGGTAGCACGGCTACAGCACTACAAAGACCCCAACGAGTACCTTATGGCGAATGAGGGTGATAAGTTAGTAAATGCAATCGACAATGCAAAACCATATAGTCCAAGTAATATTATCAATGGTAGTGAACTATGGGAAATGCTAAAAGAAGAACCCGAAGAAGTCCGAGGATACTCCCTACCATGGGAGATTGAAGCAGACACAATGATCAAGGGTATTCGTAAAGGTGAGATTACATTGGTAACAGCAGGTACTGGTATAGGCAAAAGCACCTTTGTACGTGAGATACTCTACCATCTAGGAGTACACCAACACATGAAAGTAGGTATTATGATGTTAGAAGAAAACACAAGACGAACCGCCAAGGGGATTATTGGTATCCACTTAAACAAGCCTATTCATATAAGCCGTACAGAGGTGAGCGACAGTGAATATAAACAAGCCTTTGATGAAACATTAGGTAGAGGACTGTTTGTCTTATACAATCACTTTGGGTCTTTAGAAACTGACAAGCTATTAAATGCAATGCGATACATGGCAGTCAGTGAAAGATGTGATTTTTTAATTTTAGACCATGTAAGCATAGCAACAAGTGGTATTGAAGCAAAGAACGAAACAAAGATGATTGATGTTTTAATGACAAGACTACGTAGCCTTGTAGAAGAAACAGGTACAGGCATGGTGGCAATTTGTCACTTAAAACGTACTGAAGACAAAAAAGCACATGAAGAAGGTGGACATGTATCACTAAACCATTTAAGGGGTAGTCAATCATTGGCACAATTAAGTGATACGATCATAGCCCTTGAACGAAACCAACAAAGTGAAAAAGATAGGGATGTTATGGGAGTACGTATACTTAAATGCAGACATACAGGCAATACGGGACTAGGTGGCTTTTTGTCTTTTAATCGTGAGACAAACAGATTAGAAAGGTATCAACCATCAATGGAAACCTACGGATTTGATACCGATAATGAAGATGATAGTGGAGGTGATTTTTAGTGCTTATCTTTGATATTGAAACGGATGGGCTACTAGATACCATTACAAAAGTACATTGTGGGTGTGTCTTTGATACAACCACGGATGAATACACTTTATACAGACCACATGAAATTGAGCAAATGGTAGAAAGATTATCTAAAGCTGATGCAATATGTGGACATAATGTAATCATGTTTGATATTCCAGTATTAGAAAAGTTATACAACGTTGTGTTTGACCAAGAAAAAGTCATAGATACCTTAGTGTTAGCAAGGTTAGTATATTCTAATATCAGTGATATTGATGCAGTACTGGTAAGGCAAAACAAAGTATCTACTAAGCTATGGGGCAGTCATTCATTAAAAGCCTATGGACAACGTTTAGGAGTATTGAAAGGTACCTATGCAGAAGATACCGAAGATTGTTGGGCGTGCTTTAATGAAGACATGCTAGCCTATAATAAGCAAGATGTAGTAGTTACAAAGAAACTGTACGATAATTTGTTGTCTAAAGGGTTTACCGAAGATGCAAGTTTACTTGAGCATAAGGCACAATGGCTTATGTTTAAAATGGAACAGAACGGCTTTCCGTTCAACCTTGAAAAAGCCTACGAACTAAAGGCAGTTTTAGAAACTGAAAGACAAAAAGTAGAGGATGAACTAAAAGCACATGCACCACTGATTCCAGATAAAATATTTGTACCAAAGAAAGACAACAAAAAGTTAGGATATACCGCAGGCGTACCAATTCAACGATATAAAGAATTCAACCCGACTAGTCGAGCACAGATGAAATATATCTTTGAAGAACACTATAAGTATCAATTCCAAGAGTGTATGTACGACACCAAAACAGGACAATTAAAACTTGATGAAGAAGCACTGAAACATATTGAATCAGATGAACAAGCAACCTCCGAAGTAAGGCATATTGCAAGCCTATACAAGGAGGCTTTTTTGTTGTCTAAACGCCTAGGGCAATTGTCCGAAGGTAAGCAAGCATGGCTAAAATTAGTAGGTGCTGACGGTAAGATACACGGTAGATGTAATCCTAATGGGACAGTTAGTGGACGTGCATCACATAGTAACCCTAATGTAGCACAAGTCCCAAGTGCTAACAGTCCCTATGGCAAAGAGTGTAGAGAACTATTCGGAGTGCCACAAGGATGGTATCAAGCGGGTATTGATTGTAGTGGATTAGAACTACGGTGTCTAGCACATTACCTCTATCCATATGATCATGGTGAGTATGCACATGAAATCCTTAATGGAGACATTCATACAAAGAACCAAAAGAATGCTGGACTAGAAACACGCAGTCAAGCCAAGACATTTATATATGGCTTCCTATATGGAGCAGGTGATGCCAAGATAGGAGAAATTGTAAATGGTACAAAAGATGATGGGAGAATGCTTAAGGAAAAGTTTCTAAAGAATACGCCAGCATTGAAAAAGCTACAGAAGCAAATAAAAGACTCCCTATCTAGGTTTAATACAGCAACAAGAAAAGTAGAGATGAAACGTAACTATCTATATGGGTTAGATGGAAGAAAGCTATATGTGCGTTCTTTACATAGTGCATTGAATTTACTGTTGCAGTCCGCAGGGGCACTGATTTGTAAGCAGTGGATAGTACGTACTGAACAACGTTTATTAGAACGTGGCTTAAAGCATGGATGGGATGGAGATTTTGTCTTGATGGCATGGATCCACGATGAGCAACAAATAGCATGCAGAACCAAAGAGATAGCAGAAATTGTTGTCTTAGAAGCACAGCAAGCCGTACGAGATGTAGGTGAGCATTATGGATTTAGAATGCAGTTAGATACAGAAGGAAAGATAGGTGAAAATTGGTATGGAACACATTAATAATGCAGATCAAATAGAAGAAGTACGTATTAGAACTATATTAGATGAAAAAATTGAGGAGAAATTCCCACTTAATTATGATGTAGTGCAAGAGTTAGCAGAAAAGGCAGATGCCTTAAACAGTTGTACATTTGTTCCTTTTTGTGGGTGGTATAAGGGAGAGAAAAGTACGTATGTTGAGTATTTAACATTTAGAAACGTCTTACAACAATTTTATATTAGTATTATTATTGACCTTTTACATAAGGATGATATAGAAGAATTCACAGCAACCTTTTTATTCTATAGATTGTTATTCAATTTAGTTATTAATCATGAGAAACAATGGCATGTAGATATTTTTAACACATGCGAAACGCCTAAGGAAGCATGGGAACTATTTAATCGAATTGAATATCTAATCAATAACTTTGAAACAGAAATATTGTTGTCTGATACGGAGGTGGAATAGAGTGTTAGATATTGATTACATAAAGGATTTAAAACAACATTCACATTCATTAGGAAATATTTTAGGGGAATTGGAACAAGTTAATATGCAACCTAAATCACTTAGTATAAAGGCAAAAGCAAAAGGGATTCGCTTTATATGTAAGCATATATATAGTGTGACATGGAAGTATTTAGAGCAAATTAAGGATAAAGAGAAAGATTTTAAACTATCCTATACAGAGGATTCTTTAATCAGTGATTTACTAATGGCACAATATTTATTTAGCAGTGTATGTGATAATTCTTTTCTTTATTATGAAGATGTATTAATGGCTTGTGATGATTATATTGATGACTATTTTAAGGCATGTGAGGTGTGGAAACATTTTCATATTCTGAAAATAAGACTAGAACAGTTATCTACATTGCATGCAGTATAGGTGATATATGGAACAGACACAAATTGATAAGGAATTAAAGCTAATCACTAAATGTGAGCACTTAGCAGTTGATATTAAAAGTAATGTGTATGACTTTGAAAAGTTAGAAGAGGATAACATTTCATTAAAGTCATGGATTGTCTTTGAACACATTCGGCAAGTATTAGATAGTACTAGTTCTTATTTAAGAGTAGCTAAAGTACGTGTAACTAATGCAATGGTTAGAGATAGTGTATTAGGTGGTGTTCTTTTAATATTAGAAGACCTACATATGCATTTAAAAGATGATGACAAACATATTCATATCTTATGCCACGATGGTAATCGAATGTTAAGAAAATTAGAAAAACTGATGGCTATCCTATATGAAAAAGTACATATGAGTTTAATTGTTGATAGATATGAACGAGAACATACACAAAAAGAATAGGTGACCTATGGACACACCTTGTAAAGACTGTCCGTATAGAGAAGTGGGGTGTCATGATAGGTGCTCCACTTATCTATCTTTTAGGGCAGAAAAAGACAAAGAATGTGAAGGACGTTTAATGAATTATAAAACATACTATTATCCAAGTAGTGATAGTACTTGTTTTAAAAATCGGAATACTTTTAAAAATAAAAGACACAAAAGGAGAAGATGAAATATGACCGTATGGCAGGAATATTTGTTAGAGATATATGATGAAATTAAAGTATTAATTGTTGGTATTGGATTTTTAAGTTGTGTTGTTTTTTTCCTATTTGGTGTGGAGAAATTGGATAAGACATATCTTATTTATGGCTTGCTTAGCTTAGTTATGGGGTTGGCTGTTTCCGCATTATTCCCATCAAAGCATATATTAAAAAGGCTTTTAAAATGGCAACAGGAATAAGGAGGAGATGAGATATGACACCATGGCATGAGTATTTGATGGATGTATATGTTACTTGTAAAGTCTTAATAGCTGGTGCATGTATTCCAATTGGAGTAATCCAAACTTGTGTAGGACTTGATGTATACGATTCAAAACGAGTTGTATGGGGATTCCTTTTAGCATTATTTGGTTTAGCTATTCCAATGCTATTACCTACACAGGCAATACTTATAAAACTTTTAGAATGGTAAGGAGTAGATAAAATATGACAAATGAAGAGTACGAAAAACGTATCAGAGAACTACAGACAAAAGTTTTTGTCTTAGAAAGTAAGGTCGAGACCTTAACAGATGATGTAGACAATTACCGATTAGAATTAAACATTGCAAATAACAAAGTAGCTTATTTACGTGGCTACATTCATGGGTTTAGTGAAAATGGCTTTGACGAAACTATTATTTGATGCAGATATGCTATTATATATTGCATGTGAAAAGGCTGAACGTATCGTACATTGGTATGATGGCATTTATTCTTTATATGGTGACTTAAACGAAGCAATCATTCATTATGATAACCATGTAAGAGAATTGACTGAACTGGTGTTAGAGCATTATAACATTGAGGGAGAATATGAAGGTGTAATGTGTTTGTCAGACAACGAGCACAACTTCCGTAATCTTATTTACCCAGAGTACAAGGCAAACCGAGGGGAGAAACGCAGACCAATCCTATATAAGCCTATGCGTGAATGGGTGATGAATGCTTATAACATTGTTTGTTTACCATGGCTAGAAGCTGATGATTGCATCGGTTTACAAGCGAATGCAAAAGACACAATAGTTATCAGTGGGGACAAAGATTTACGAACCGTACCAAGCAGATTTTATGACTTTTCACGCAATATCTTTTATGAATATGATCAAGAGGAAAGCGACAAATTCCATTTAATGCAGACCCTAACAGGGGATTCAACGGACAATTATAAAGGGTGTCCGAATATTGGTAGTACACGTGCAGAACGATTTTTAGACAAAGAGGGATACACGTGGGAAAACGTAGTAAATATGTATAAAAAGCAAGGCAGTACAGAAAGTGAAGCAATCACTAATGCACGCCTTGCTTTTATTTTACGTAAAGGCTTTTATGACAAAAAGAACAAACGTGTACGGTTATGGCTACCAAACACAGACAAAAAGAAACTACCTATTTTAGATTTAAAAGCACAACAGGAGGACTTTTAAATTATGGTAAATCGTGAAGATGTATATGTACATAGTAACCTTGTAGAATTCATTGAAGAGAATTTTAGCTTAGATTATCTACTCAATAAGCAAGGCTGGAATAGCGATAAAGTAATCGGTGCTTTGTGTCTTAGAACAGAATTACTAGCACTGTTACATCATATTAAACAGGAACAAGACGAAAAGAGGTATAACGTATGAATGACCCAGTAGTATCTCCTAGTCATTATAAATTAAAAGGATTAGGAGACATTGAAAGCATTGATGTACTTAGGGCTGTTTTGTCTAAGGAAGAATTTAGTGGATTCTGTCATGGTAACGCATTAAAGTATTTAATCCGTGCAGGTAAGAAAGACGATAAAGTACAGGATTTGGAAAAGGCAAAAGTTTATGTACAATGGCTGATTGAAAATGAAAGGAAAGGAGGTGAGTAAGCATGGGATTTTTAAAAAGATTAGTAGGTGGTGTCTTTGGTGGTTTATTTGGTGGACATCATCGAAGTGTAGATATTCCACAACCTACAGTACGGGCACAGGAGTTAGTCCCTAACACTACCGCACAGGCACCTGAAGCGCCCGTACTAGGGCAAGACAAACAAAAGAAAGGTCGTAAATCGTTATTAATTGACCGTATACAAAACGGTTATGATTACAACGCAACAAATTTATAAGGAGTAGCAATGGCAACACAACAAGACAATAACGTGTTAGCTAAGGATATATTTCAAAAGCTATCACAGGCGAGAAAGCCCTATGTAGATAGAGGAATTAAAAATGCTAAAGTTACTATTCCTATGCTATTCCGAGATGAAAAAGACGATGGCAACAAAGCACTAGATGATTTATATTCGAGCATTGGTGCAAGGGGTGTAAATAATCTTACATCAAAACTCATGCTTGCCTTATTTCCTCCTAATGAAAAGTTCTTCCGTTTAGGGTTAACGCCAGAGATGAAAGGACAATTAATAGGACATGAAGATAAGATAGCTGAAGTCGAACAACAGCTAATGCAGATTGAAGACACAATCATTCGTAGCATTGAAGAAAACCAAATAAGGATAACCATTCAAGAAGGCATATTGCAGTTATTAGTAACTGGTAATTGCCTTCTTTTTTTGCCTCCGAAAGAAAACGGAAGTCGCTTATACACCCTACATGATTATGTAGTGGAACGTGATGCAATTGGTAATGTGCTCCGAATTGTTACACGTGACAAACTCACAAAACGATCGTTACCACAGGAACTGTTATCACTCATTGATGAGAGTACTAAAGAAGATACAGTGCTTGAAGTCTACACACTCATTGAGAGAATGCAAGATACTTTTGTGTCTTTTCAAGAACTCAACGGAAAACGAGTAGCAGGGAGTGACCAAACATTTCCAATCAATAAGACACCATATATACCTATTCGCATGAGCAAACAGGATGGTGAGCATTATGGGCGTTCGTTTGTCGAACAATACTATGGTGATTTAAAAGAACTACAAAACCACGGTAAGGCATTGTCTTTCACATCCGCAGTAATGAGTAAAATCATTTACCTTGTAAACCCTAATGGCGTGACGAGAGCACGGAAGCTACAAGATGCCAAAAGCGGTGACTTTGTGGATGGTCGTGTAGAAGATGTGCAAGTACTACAGACACAAAAGTACAACGACTTAGCTATCTCAAAAAATTACATGGATAACATCGAGCAACGATTGAGTTTTGTCTTTTTGATTAGCAGTGCAGTGCAACGGAACGCAGAGAGGGTAACGGCTGAAGAGGTTCGCATGGTAGCACGTGAGTTAGAAGACACATTAGGTGGTGTCTATGCGATTCTAACCCAAGAGTTACAACTACCTCTTATACGTCAACTGTTAGCAAAACTCATGAGCCGTGGCGAGGTGGTGCAATTACCAGATGGCTTTATTGAGCCAACCATTACTACAGGCATGGAAGCACTAGGTAGAGGTCATGACTTTAATAAGTACAGTACCTTTATGCAAGTCTTAACCATGGTACCTAATGGTGTTGAGTTCTTAAAGATTCCACAATTGGTGACATCGTTGGCAACAGCTATCGGAATTGATACGCAGGGTTTAGTAAAAACTATGGAAGAAATTCAAGAGGAACAAGAAGAAATGCAGGCCCAACAAATAGGCATGCAAGCAGTGGAAGGAGGATTACAAGGTGGAGGTAACCAGTAATGACGGCGTTACTACTCATGAAGTCAGTGTAAATGAAGAAATGATTACACCCGCAGAGGAAACGCAACAAGAGGAGCAACAACTAGGCACCCCTACAGGCACAACACAACCTACAGATACTACCCAACAACAAGGTAGTACGCAACAAAGTCTTGATCAAGCGAACAACGCAGATGATGTTTTAGAAAAAGACCTAACAAGTAAAGGGGTAGATTTTAAAGCAATTGAGGATGAATACCTACAAAATGGGGCTTTATCCGAAGAGACACAACAGAGACTTGCACAGGCTGGATACCCTAAAGAAATCATTGATAACTACATCCGTAACGTAGAACGTGAAGCGAATGCCTTTGTGTCTACAGTAAAAGGCTTTGTAGGTGGTGATCAAGAGTGGGATACTTTTGTGTCTTTTGTGCAATCACAGGGGGATAACGCAATTACCTTAATGAATGATGCAATCAATACAGGTAATTTAGCGATTGTAGAAGCTACTGTAGGGCATTTAAAGACACAAATGGTAAATACCTATGGCACAAATAACCCTACCCTTATGAGCGGTGGCAGTGCTACAGGAAGTGTACAAGAAGGCTTTGCAAGTTCGTACGAAATGCAACAAGCAATGAGTGATGTACGTTATGGACGTGATAGAGCCTATACACAAATGGTAGAACAAAAAGTTATTAATTCTAATTTTGATTATTAAAGGAGAAACTAAATTATGGCAGGAGTAAATAATTATCAACAACCAGGTAAGAATAACGGAACAGGGTCTAATCTTGACTCTTTATTAAAAGTATTTAGTGGTGAAGTATTAACGGCATTCAATCGTCAAACTTTGGTAATGCCTAACCACATTGTAAAAACTATTGAGAGCGGTAAATCCGCACAATTCCCAGTAAGTGGTCGAGCTGAAGCACGGTATTTACAACCAGGTGCAAACCTTGACGATACACGTACTGAGATGAAACACAACGAGAAATTAATTAATATTGATGGCTTGCTTGTGTCTGACGTATTAATTACTGACATCTTTAATGCTTTATCTCACGTGGATTGGAGACAAGAGTATTCCAAACAATTAGGGGAAACATTGGCATATCATGCTGACCTTGCTGTCTTAGCTGAAATGGCAAAACTTGCAAAAGAAGCAGAAACCTTGCCAGGCTTAGGTGCTGGTACTGTTATTACTAAAACTATTGGGTCTACAGCTTCTACTGGTATTACACAAGCATTAGGTGATGCAGTTATCCAAGGCTTATTAGAAGTACGTGCTAAATTTACTAAAAATTATGTACCACTTGACGAACGTTACGTATACATTACACCTGAAGCCTACAATGCATTGTTAGCTAGTAAAGTAGCTATTGATCGTGACTATGGTGCAATTGCTACTATCGTTGATGGTAACATTGATAAATTGTTAGGATTCAAAGTTATTGAAGTACCAAACATGACTACAGGTACTACAGCGAATAATGTGTTGCAAGGAACAGGACATGCCTTCCCTACTGACTTAGCTACGGGATGTGCATTCATTGCAGGACACCGTTCTTGCGTAGGTACTTTAAAATTAAAAGATTTGCAACTTGAACATGGTCGCCGTATGGAATACCAAGCAGACCACATTGTAGCAAAATATGCTATGGGTCATGGTGGCTTACGACCAGAAGCAGTCGCAGTATGCAATATTAAATAGGATATACCTAAGACAACAAATTAAGGGGATAGTAGAAATACTATCCTCTATTTTTGTCTTTAGTTAGATAAAGAAATAAATAATCCTATAGAAAGGATATAAAACTATGATTATTACACCAAATACAAAACTAGACGCTATCAATGAAATGTTAGCAAGTATTGGCGAAGCACCCGTAGATACCTTAGAAGAAGAAAACGTGGATGTAATGAATTGTATCAGAATATTAGATAGTGTTTTACAGGAAGTGCAAGAGGAACAATGGAGTTTTAATTACTTTCCACAATATACATTAATTCCAGATGAACAAACAGGCTATATCTATTGGAGTCCTAACTTTTTAAGACTAAAAGGTACCAATGGCGAACGGTATCAAGAGCGAGGGGGAGTGTTATTCTCACTCACAGACAACACCTCTACCTTTACCCAATCTATTACTGTTAGTTTAGTCTTATTGATTCCGTTTGAAGAGTGTCCAACCGCTTTACGTAAATATGTAACAGCACGGGCAAGCCGTTTATTTAGTAGCCGTTACTTAGGGGATGGACAAGTCACACAACAATTATATGAGCAAGAACAAACATCAAGAGCAAGATTTTTTAGTTATGAAATTGACATGACTAGACCAAGCATGGCAAATAATTCTGAAATCAATTCACTAATGAGTAGAGGATAATGTTATGAGAGTATCACAGACGATCAAAAACATAGTGGCAGGTATAAGCCAACAACCTCCTATACTACGTCATGCAGAACAATTAGAAGAACAAGTGAATGGATATAGTACAGAGGCGGACGGATTACAAAAAAGACCGCCTACTATTCTAATAAAGAAATTGGAAACATTCGCTGTTACTCAAGACAAACAGCCTAAAATACACTTAATCAATCGTGATGAAACTGAGCAGTACTTTGTGTCTTTCAACGGTACAATCGTACAAGTGTTTGACTTAAAAGGTAAGGAGTATACCGTAAAGAATGCATCACACCCTTATATTCAAACAAATAAACCGTTAGAAAACATACATGCGATTACTCAAGCAGACTATACATTTATATGTAATACGGAACAAGTTACAAGAATGAAAGGGGATACAGTTACTAATCCGTATGAAAATGGAGCATTGATTGTAGTCAAACAGGGACAATATGGAAGAAACTATAAAATCCTTAGTAATGATACACCGATAGCTACATATACTACACCCGATGGTGGCAGTCCGTCACATACTCTACAAATTGGTACAGATGTAATTACTAATAAGTTATTAGAAAGCTATACAGGAACTAAACGTATAGTCAAAGGAGAAAACTGGTTATATATTCCTGATGTAAAAGGTACTACCATTAAGGCAAGTGATGGCTTTAACAATCAAGCTATGAAGGTTATCGTAGGAGAAGTATCAAAAGTAACTGATTTACCCTCTACAGCCCCCGATGGATTTATTGTAAAAATTCGTGGTGAAGCAAATAAAGATGACGACTATTACCTCAGATATGATGGAAAAGTACATCTATGGAAAGAAACAGTCGCAAGTGGTGTAAAGACAACAATTGATGCCAGCACTATGCCACATGCTTTGGTAAGAAATCGTGATAATACGTTTGAAATTAAAGAACTAGAATGGAATACAAGAGCAAGCGGTGATGATGAAAGCAATCCGTTACCGTCATTCCTAGACAAAAAGATTACTGATATATTTTTCTTCCGTAATCGCTTAGGATTCATCAGTGGTGAAAATGTTTGTCTTAGCCGTAGCGGTGACTACTATAACTTTTTTGTAGATAGTGCAACAGGAATTGTAGATACAGACCCTATAGATTTAGGGGTATCAAGTACTAGGGTGTCTACACTACACAGTGCAGTACCATTCAATCAAGACCTTGTATTATTCAGTGATTCGGCACAATTCATACTACATGCAGAGGGTGTCTTAACACCGAAAAATGCATACCTTGCACAGGTTACGGCGTTTAGTAATGATACCTCAGTAAAGCCAGAAGTAAGTGGTAGAAATATCTACTTTACATCTAAACGTGCTGAGTATACATCTATCAAAGAATACTATGCAGTAGCAAGTGATAGTACTATCAAAGATGCAAGTGATGTGACAAGTCATGTACCGAGTTACATTGCCAATACTGTATATGATCTAATCAGTAACACTAATGAAAACTTATTGCTTGCATTGTCTACAGCAGATAAGACAAAAATTTATGTGTACAAATACTTGTATGCACAAGAGCATAAATTACAAGCGAGTTGGTCACATTGGCAATTTACAGGAGAGGTGTTAGGTTTAGGGTTTATAAACTCATCCTTATACATGTTGATGAAGTATGATAACCTTGTTTGCCTTGAGCGGTTAGACATAACCTTTAATACAAAAGACTTTGAAAAGGAACCATACCGCCTAATGATGGATAGGAAAGAGCATATCACATTACAGGGCACTTATGATAAAGGCTTGAGTACATTTACATGGAATGCCAAAGAACACTTTGGAGTTCGAGATAACGTACCTTTTAAATACTTTGTTGTCTTATATGATGGTCGAGTATTCGAGAGTACAGACAACAAAATTACAATACCATTCGTAGAAGATTTAAACGGACAAAAAGCCTATGTAGGAATTGCCTATAACTATTCCATTAAGCTATCAACAATTTATATTAAGCATAGGGAACAAGAGGGTACTCAACCTATGGATAATTACCGTCTTATTTTACAGTACCTAAAATTATATTATTCTAATACAGGTAACTTGTTTGTCTTAGTGCAAAGCACAGGGAAACCACTTAGAAAATATCATTTTACAGGACGTAAAGTAGGTAATGTAGTAAATATGATTAACATGCACCCTATCATAACGGGTGACTGGAAAGTGCCAATCCATGGTACAAATACAGACACAACAATTACAATGATCAATGATTCACCATTGCCTAGCACATTGATAGGCTATACATGGATGGGGAACATGACAAATAGATTCCAAAATGTATAAAGAAAGGAGGGGGAACATCTATGAACCCTATGTTTATTCAAATGGGAATAAATATGCTAAGTGCAATGTTTAACAACAGAGCCAAGCGAAAGCAAGCAGAAGCCGAAGGGAGGGCAATGCAAGCACAAGCCTATAGTGCTATTAAAAGTATGAACCATGCTTTCCAAAACTATGAGCATGAACGAAGAGATGCCTTTGATAGTGCAGTTAATAACTTAACAAAGGTAACAATGCAAGGGAAAGACTTGCAAGGTAGTGTAGATAGTGCAGTAGCAGAGGAATACGGAGACGGTGGTAACACAGGTCGCCTATTACAACGTAGTACACATGCTGATACACTCCGTACCTTAACAGGGATTAAGGATAACTATCAACGACAATCAGATGAGATAGACCTAAACAAAGAAACTAAGTTGATGGAGACACAACAGTTTACATCTAACTTGCATCCACCCAAAGCCCCCTCTATGTTGTCTAATATGCTAAATGTAGGATTGGCAGGCTTACAAGGATATATGCAGTTTAAGGGCTCCCAAAATGCACAATTAATAAATGGATTGCGTGAAGGTATTACTGGAGCAAGTACAAACTATAGTCGACCGTATGAAAAAGCAATAGGGAATGATAGTTTTGTCTATCACAGAGGTATTACCGATAATACATATGGTGGTATATTCTCACCTAATGTGGGATTAAACTATGCTAAGGATATGAAGAATATGTTACATTTTAATCCATCATATGGTAGTCGTATGAAGATTACAAGGAGATAAAACATGTCAACAAATACAAGTAATGCTATTGGTGTTGCTAAACAGTTCTCACCACAGGAACCACAAACGTATCAAAGGCGATTACAAGGACTACAGACAAACTATAATATCTTTGCACAAAAAGACTACAATAGTGAAACCTTAGCTAATGGCATGAAAGCATTAGGCGTTGCCTATGGAGACTATACCAACTTTAAAGATGAACAAGATTTAAAGATAGCACAAGCATTAGCACCAGAAGCATATAAGAATAACCAAAATAGACACAAATTAAAAGCCGTTGAAATGCTTGCTAACGTAGGGGGATATGATTTATCAGACAACCCCTACGCAGTAGGTATTATTGACAAACTCAGAGGTGCTGAACTCAACAACAAAATCAATGCAGATTATCATGCATACCGTGAGAATAAGAAATTAGCGGGTACCGCTGAGGAGGAACTACAAAGCTATGAACAGTTCTATCAGAATGCACTTGATGAATATAAACAAGACAACAATAGTGTGTCTAATCAGTATGCCTTTGATAGTGGGTTACACCACGATAGATTGGAGAATACACAAACAGTCTATAATGCATATCATCAAGACAAAAATAAAGAATTGTATCGTGACCGCTTGCAAGGATTCCAAAGTCAAATTGATAAACTTGCTAGGGATTGGCAATACAGTAAATTAACCAAAGAAGAACGAGCCCCTATCTTTATGGATATTATGAGTAAAATAAACATTACTCAAGGGCACGATGCAGACACTGAGACAAAACTATTACAGACTTTCATGGAGAAAATGGCAAGTACTGGTAATAGAGAGGTGCTAGACGAACTAGGAGACTATCAAGCATTCAACGGTAAATTTGTAAAAGATATTGTGTCTCCTAGTGCATACTATGACCTTGCTAATAAATACGGAGCACAAATCAGAAACGATCAATTTACATCTTTAATGGATGAACTGAAGAAACTGAATACAGAAGAAGGTGTGAATAAATACTTTGAAGAGTTGAAAATAAAAGACCCAGAGAAAGCAAAGCAAGTAGCACCATATATACCAGGTCGCATTGATTCAATTCATGCTGAACAACGAGCACATATGGCACAGATGAAAAAGATGGTAAATACCTCTGCAATCACTGACCTTGTAGGACGTGTTATTCGGGGGCAAGTAGATAGACCAACAAGTGCAAGTGAACTTAAAAATCTAGGTGAGGGAGCAAAGGAAACCTATATACAAGTAGGACTTGAAACGGCAAGTACTTTGTTGTCTAGTGGCGACACCACAGGATATGTAAACCTTATGATGGATAACGTTATAGGGAAACCGCTTAGAGAAAATCTCACAAGACAAATTAAGACATCACTTGCAAACGGTAAAATGGATGATGCCTTACGTATGGGATTGCACTTTTTAGATGATAATTTAAAACATCAAGCACCCAATTTACTAGGAGATGCCTATGCAGATATGGTGTCTTTAAATAATCTTATTGCAGTATCAGATGAACAAAGTGCATTAGCAACCATGGCAAAAGCCTATGTGAATAAGCAAGATAAAGCAGTATATGACAATGTAAAAAGTACGGTAAAAGGGACTACATTAGACGCTAATATAAAGAGTATAGGGGATGATGGAGCACTAAGTTATTATAACTTTAGTATTCACAATACTACACAAGCATATTCTGAGTATGCGAACCTTGCAGAAACTTTTATGCTTGCCAATGACCCAGCACCTTTAGCATTTTCAAAAGCACGGGCAATCATGGAAGATAACTATGTATTAAGTGCTGATTGCCTATACCCAAAATGGGCGTATAACAAAATGCAGTATTACGCACAATCTCAAGGTATAGAAAGTCTTAACAAGGCAATTAGTGGCACAATATCAGAAATGAGAAATTACTTTAATTCATGGAGTACTACTGAAGTAACCTTTGAACAAAACGGCGGTGATTACCAATTCAGAGTGCGTGATATTAATAATCCAGCCGTAGAAAAAGTATTCACCCAAGATGAAGTAGAAGGATACTTAAAGGGCTACGCATAAGACAAAAAGAAAGGAGGTAGTATATCATGGCAGGTGTTAGCAGTTTAAAATATATTGCTGATAAGATACAGCAAAAATATGGTATTAATGCTAGATTAATATTTGGACAAATGCTTGTAGAGACAGGAGATGGAAATAGTCCGCTTGCTAGAGAAGCACATAACTATGGTGGTCTTACACAAGAAGAACCAACACCATATCCACAACCACCCGAAGATGGAAACTTGTATTACAAAGTGTTTGCAAGTGATGATGACTATGCAGATTTTAAAGGAGCATATTTAACAAAGTATTATCCAGGTATAGCACAGGCACAGACACCAGAAGAAATGGCAGAAATATTAGGCAAAGAACATTATTTCTATCCCGCTAGTAATAGTGGAAAAACATTGGAGCAAGCTATTGTAGAATATGGTGCAGGTATACGTGCACGTTCTCAAGAGTACGATGGTACAGACGCATTTGCAGATAAAACCTACATACCAGGTGCAGGACGATTCACAGACAACAATTATCTTGCACAAGTAACAGCGGACGATAATTGGCAAAGACCATGGGGAAATTCTTTAACTAATCCAGATAGCTTATATTATCTAACCTCTACAGGACAGATTGCACCGCAAGACACAAAAGCTGAAGAAGGCTTTTTTAGTAAAGCTGAGAAATGGATAACCAATAATACGGAATGGGCAAGTCATGGTGTCTCAGATGGTATCCGTACATTTAAGGATGCCTTTACAAATGAAATTCAAGATAGCTGGATGGGGCGATTAGTAGAACGTGGCTTTGACAATGAAAACAGCTTAGCCTATAGCTTATTTACTAATCGATTATCTAATGGTAATAATGGTACACCAGTTACTACAGATGACATTGAACAAGCCAAAGCAATGTTAGGAGTACAAGATGGTGTAGACGATGAACGGTATCGTGCACTCATGTATGCACAAGCAAATGCAAGTAACAAGGATCACTTTGATAACATTGTGAACTACAAAAAAGCATTTTTTGATAAGCAACAAAGTCTTGAGGAAAATGGATGGGGCGTTGCTAGAGTGGCAGGTATGCTTGCAGGTACCGCCGTTGACCCTATCAACCTTATTCCCGTAGGTGGACAAGAAGCAATGATAGCTAAACTAGGAGCCAAGTTCGGTAATAAAGTTTTGTCTAATTTAGGCGAAAAAGCCGTTATGAAGTATGCTGAAATAGGCGTTGCCAATGGTTTATTAAATATGGTAGACGTAGGAGCCCGTGAACAATTAGGGGGAGCCAAGGCAGACTATACAAGTGCTTTTCTTACAGGTAGTGTTTCCTCTTTTGGTCTAGGTTTACTACTACATCCACTTACAAAAGGGTTAGGTGGTAAAGCTACACAGCTAGAGGAAAGAAAACTTTTGAAGAATAGTATTGATGCAATAGCAACATTAGACAACAAAGTAGTTAAACAAGCACCACTATTTAATATTGACTTACAACATTTTGCAGAAAAATATGGCTTTGAAGAGAGTTTACAAGGTTTAGGTAAATTCTTAAAAGGAAACAGAAAAAGTAAAGCCTACAATAAAATCAAGCAAGAGATTTCCACATCATTAGACACAAAGATTTCTGATGCTGACTTAGATATTATAGCTGACCATTTAGCAAAAGGTACCGATATAACAACCGTGAGTGTACCCCTTTCACATGGTAGAAGTATGATAGGGGGTAGAATTAGAGACAAAGAAGACTTGTTGTCTTTAGCTATGCATGATAGTCCCGTATTCGATAATGAACCATATGTAAGAGTAGCTACAGAAACACCTAAAACAAGGGTAACATTTACTCCGAATACACCTATCGAAGATATTCATAGGGGAGAAGTAGAGCGATTAAAGGATATACCTACAAACTATACAAATGTACCAGAGCCCCCTACAGGACAAACCTTTAGGCAAGAAATGAGAGAAGCACAAAAGAAACGTGTACTTGATCCTACGGAAGTAGCAAAAGACACCCAAGTAGGAGTTATTGGTAAAACAAAGATAGGGCGTAAAGTTGGACAATGGTTAGATAGAGGAAAATTCATAGGGGATATTAATGGTCTTTTTATGAACTCTACATCCAATACGTTACGTACATTAGGACGATTTCTACATCGTGATACAAGGCAACGATACAATGCTAATCATATGGATGCAGAGACAGCCAAGACAATCATTAAGAATGAGTACACTCCTATTATTGATGAAGTGCTAGACACTTACAAAGATTACATACACGAAAAAGGCTGGTACAAGTTACCTACAAACGAGCAGTCCCGCTTGTGGTCTATGGACGTAGTAGACGCCTATCACGCCGTGTATAGGGATAAGACAAAAAGCCTTGATGAATTGAGCGAACCTCTTAGAAAAGCAGTACAAGGAGTAAAGAAATTCCGTGAAAAAGACAAACAAGTTATGATCAATAGTGGTCTAATCAACGACTTTGAAAAAGATGTAGACGAACTTACACGGATACCAGATACTGGAAAAATTGAATACATCAATAGCTTGTTTGCTAGTGACAAAGCCTATCAACAGTTTATGAGGGACTATTTTAAAGAAGCGATACGAATTGATGATAACTTTATCAAACATTATTTATATGATGATGACGTATTAGAACGATTGTTAAAGGAACATCAAGGGAACGCAACTAAAGTCAATGGAGAGTGGATAGATTTACAAACAGGTGAAGTATTAGACGATAAGAGACTCCGTGAAGACTTTGTTGAAAAGTTTACAACGATACCAAGTGACTTTATAGACTTTTTAGCAAAAGACTTAGCAGAATGGCACACATCATTAGACAATGAAAAGATATTTATGTTACACCCGTCAAAGGACGGCAAGCAGAGTTACTGGAAAAGCCGTGTACCTTTAGATTTTACAGTCAAAAAAGAATTACCAAATGGAGCCTTGTTTGACTATGACTCCATAAGACTAAAAGATATACCTATGACAATGCAGTACAAGGCGAACAGAACAAGCGGTACTGTAGGTTTATATCAAGCAACAGGGATAAAGGATGTAGCCAAAGACCTAAAGGATTATCACGAAAAAGCGGTAGAAGAACTTGCTACTAGCGTTCGTAAAGGTTATATCACGCAGTCACAGGCGGATAGAGAGATAGATGCATTAGAACACTCACTTGAGGGAATTACTGGAGCCTATCTATTTGAAGGTAGACAAAGAGGTAATGACGGAGTGGGAAATGAGGTATCACAACTACTCCGTAAAATATCCTATGGAGCCAACATGATGAATGCTATGGGTAACCAATTATCAGAAGGCTTTGGAGCAATAGCGGTAAATGGTAGTAAAGCGTTGCTACACTATATTCCAGCCCTTAAAAGAAAAGTAGAAAGTCTATCAGACATTAACCTCACAGCCAAGCAAAAACAACAATTCATTGATGAGGTATTAGGCTATGAGAATGCACATGATCGTTTTTATAGTCCGAGTGCACAGCCCTCTTATGCTAGACAGGAACTAGAAAATCAAAGTACTACCATGAAATTATTAGGAACAGCTAATAGCGTGGCAGACACAATAGCTACTGTTACTAGCAAACTAAACATGATGAATCCGCTTACAACGAACTCTATTAAGCTGATACAGGCTGACCTATTTACAGACTTAATCAGATATTCTCAAGGTAAATTCAATAGTAAGCTACGTGCAAATATCTTTAGCGATACACATTTTGCAAGAGCAGGCATCACGAATGTAGAGGAGTTTTTGTCTACCGTACGCAAGTACACAACAGACGGCAAACTTGATATGCAAAAATGGGCTAAAGAAGACTTTCATAGCTATGTACAGATGAAATCTTATTTACAAAATGAAAGCCAAAATATTATCATACAACCTAATATTGGTAATAGTGACCTTGCTAGTAAACATCCATTCTTTGCATTACTAATGCAGTTTAGAAACTTTAGTAGGGTGGCAGTCAATCAACATGTACTACGTATGCTTTCACGCCCAGAACGTGAACACGTAGTTATGACATTAGCTACCGCAATTCCAGCAGGTATCTATTGGGCTATGCGTGAACGATTGAAAGCGGAAGAAAAGTACAAAGACAAACCAATGCAAAAAAAAGAATGGATAGAGGAACACTTAACGCCCGAAAATATCATAACCGCTGGATTGTTGCGTAGTAGCATGGGTAGTGGATTAGGCTATGCACAAGATGCACATTCAATCCTTACAGGCAGTGACAGTATGAAGACTACGGTTAGTAGCTATGCTGATGACGATAACCCTTTGGAACGGTTAGTAAAGAATGCACCACCGATTGCTACGGCATATAGTGGTATTAAAGGTGCAGTACATAGCGTACAAGGTGTTTTGTCTGATAATCAGAAGATGTCTGATAAAGCAGGTAAAGAACTGGAGAAGCTATACCCTATCCGTAACTATATGCCTATTCGTGTATTGACAGCCTTATGGAGTGATACAGCTGATAAAGACAAAAAGCAGTACACGGACTTTCAAAAACGACTACTAGAAAAGCAAAAAAAACAACAGAAACGAAAACAATCTATTTCTGACATACTAGAGAAAGGAAAGACACCAAATGGTAAGACAGTACAAAAGCAAGGTATCCTTGAATACTTTAAATAGTCAACGTAACTATTCCTTTGGTTTTGACTATTTAAACAGTACATTTATCCATGCAAATCTCAACGGCGTAGAGTTAACGCAACCTAGAGATTTTACAGTCAATGAGCATGAAATTATTTTAGTAAACCCTCCAACAAATGGGGGGTCTTTACTTATTTATAGGGTAACACCCTCTAACCGTATTGTATCGTGGACAGATAATAGTATTTTAAAGGCTGATAATTTGAACCTATCCTACATCCAATTAATGCACCTTGCAGAGGAGCAAATGGACAATGTACGTGATGAAACGATTACACGGGCATTAGATGAAGCATGGGATGTAAAAGGAAGCCGTATCAAACGAGTAGGTACACCTACAGACGATATGGACGCAGTACCTTATGGGTACGTTAGACACCAAAAAGAAGAAGTAGAACAACTGACCGCAGAGGTACGGCAACATAAAAGTACTATTGAACAAGCACAAAGAGATGTGTTGTCTATGCACTCCGCAGTGGATGCCACGGCACAGCGTACTACTGAATTGGCACAACGTGTTACAGAACAGTTGAATACAGGTAATACAGAACTCACGAATAAGATTGCCAAAGCAAAGAATGATATTGAACTGTTAGGAAGTAATACGAATACAAGCATTGCTGATAAGTTAAATAAGGCTACTACAACTATCACTGAATTAGGTGAACGTACTACTACAGAGGTAACAAGCCGTATTAACAATGCTAAAAGTGACCTAACACAACAATTGACCAATGCTACAGATAGTATTAATAGCAAGATATCTACAGTCAATCGTGAGATTGATACAAGGATTAATACTACGACTAGTGCTATTAATGATCGTATCAATAGTGCTAAACAAGAACTAACAATACAAGCAAACACACTCAAACAAGAACTTACATCAAATGCTAATACCGCTACATCTACATTGAATGCTACTATCCGTACAGCTAATGAGGTAAAGACACAAATTGTAAGTGCCTCCGAAAAGCTAAAAAGTGGTGTACTTGATGAAAAGACAAAAAGTGATATTGCAAATTCTTTGTTGTCTAAACAAGAAGCATTGATTAACAATCGAATTGCAGAAAATAACCTTGCACAAGCAAGTGTACATGAAGCAGTGATTACACGAAAGATTAATGAAAACAACACGTCACAAGCACGAACGAATGAAAGTTTAATTACATCTAAAATCAGTGCTAATAATAGTACATTGAAGAGTGAGATTAGTTCTGACATCACCTCTAAAATCAATGCAAATAATAGTACATTGAAAGCTGATATTAATAGTACTATTGCTACTAAAATTAGTGAACACAATGCAGATACATTAGCACATAACCTAAACAAATACATGAGTATGAAACCTATTCCTACTAGTATTACAGATTGGAATAATCTTACAGATACTGGAATGTATGAAGCAACAGCAAGCATGTGGGGGTGGAGAAATGCACCGAGTACTACACGAGTATACTATTACGGTGTAGTACAGGTTATTAAAAGTGATACTAATAAGATTACGCAAGTATTCTACTCCTATGGTGCGAATAACAAGCCCTGCAATATCTGCTATCGAACGTTCTATAACGCATGGGGTGCATGGCATTATCATGGGGATTATGATGCCACCGTTACAGATATTACAAAACATAATGAAGGGTTAAACATTACAAAAGGTGATGTGACAACCGTTTTGAAGCTCTTAACAACAAATAAGGCAGATACAAATACAAGCCTTGCTCCGACATTGGCAGTGGTGAAAGAGTTATTAAGTGATGTAGGTGTAAGCACAGGGCAAACATTAAATGTACAAGTAAAATATACAGGAGATGATGAAGGGTATATCTTAATTGGTCAAGGGGAAAATACAGTAATCATACAGTTTGGATATATACGCATAACACATTCAACGGGAGAAGCACAATATACAGCAACCTTCCCAATTGCATTTAGGAAAAAATGCTTTGGAATATTTTATAGCCACATTAATCCACGTTCCGATAAGTGGCTAGCAAGTGTTCAAACAAAAAAGCTAGATATAACATCAGTCACAATTTCTGAAGTCATTGGGACACAAAATTCACGGCGTTCTGTTCTATATATGGCGATAGGTGTGTAAAGGAGGTTTATATGGAGAATAAATATATTTTTGTCTTAGATGAAAAAGGTCTCCGAGTAACTACCTACTTAGTAGGTTTACATGGAGACACAGAAGAATCAGTATTAAATTTTGCTAAAATGCAATATCCGAACCATACATATCTAGTAGGTAATCAAGATATGCAAAATGAATTTTATAATAATAAATGCTATCTCAATGATAATTTTATCGACTATGTACCCGAACCCGTAGTACCTACTAAGGCAGAACGTATTACAGAGATTAAAGCCTACTATGATAAGCGTTTTGAAACACTAGAACAAACATTAGCAAGACGTACATTAAGTGGTGCCAGTGTAGTAGATTTACAAGAACAATATAAGAAACTCACGCAAGAAATGATTGCAAAGATTAAGGAGGTAAAGTAAATGGAGAATTACGAAGTACACTCAGATATTCCCGTAATGCATTTTTGTGAATGGTGTTATGCTACACTCAATCAAGACGGTACTTGCCCTACTGAGGGATGCATTCACAATGATTTAATGGAAATGGAAGATAAAAAAGAGGAAGAGTAATGACATATTTACATGTAGCAATTCCAGACAAAGTATTATTGAATGCAATTAACATGATGTTATTGATTGCAATCCTTGTAATACTAGATGTACTGACCAAATGGTTTATAATCATTGACCGATACAACCGAGATACAGATAGAGAATGTAGCTTTTATAACACATTTAGAGGTATCTTTTTTAGGGCATGGCAAAAAGGATACCTTGAAAGCCGTGAATTTAGAGAGGGATTAGGGCAGAAAACAAGGGCTTATGCATTAGCAATCCTTATGGCAATTGTTGTCTACCTATTCCCAGACTTTGCCTATAATGGTTTACAAGCCGATGAAACTATCTCATTCCTTATCTATCTCACTGTAGTAGTAGCAGAATGTTTTTCTATAGCAGAAAATCTAAAAGAAATGGGTGTAAAAGAAGCATCATTTTTAAAAGATGGTATTTTAGCTGTTTTGTCTAGGTTCGGAGTGAATAAACGAGTAGAACAAGAAGTCGTAAAAAGGACTTCCGAAGACACAATAGAAAGAACGGTAAATACCACATCTTATGAAGGAGGCGAAGGACATCATGAGAGAGATTGATTTTTATGATTTATCCGAATATACAACAGAAGCACGTGGTAATATTAATATGATTTATTTACATTGGAGTGCGGGACGGTATGGACAATTCTTTGGTGACTATCACTTAAATATTGATCATGACGGACGTATTTACTCTAATATGGATTCTTTCAATGAACGTAAAGCACACACATGGAGACGAAATACAGGAGCGATTGGTATTGCTATGGCATGTGCTTATAAAGCTAGTATCTTTAATGATGGTACGATTGACTATGGAGAATATCCACCAACCAATGAACAATACGACATGATGGGAAAAGTAGTAGCTAAGCTATGCATCGAGATTGGCATTTCGTTGGAGAATGTACTCACACATGCTGAAGTAGCTGATATGGACGGCTATGGTATTGATGATAACGACCCAGATATGCGATGGGATTTATACGGAGATGGTGACTATATTCGAGAGATTGCAAGGGGGTATATGAATGATTGGGGTTATTAGTTCGAGAGTAAAACTTATCCTATATTCAGTCATTGGTATATGTATTTTTGTCTTAGCGATTGCAACATTCATTCACTTTGCCTTTGGTGGAGACAAACAAGAAACACCGCCAGCAAACGAGGATAAGACACCACCCGTACATATGGAGATGAAGGAACAACGCACACGATCAATTCACTATGCACAAAAAGCAAAGGGTGAAGATACTGATATACAAATTGAAGATAAGCAAAAACCTATTGTTGTATCAGTAAATGGTAAACGTCATGAGATACAGACAACAAAGGTAAAAGAAAATCATAAATTCGATAATGGTAAACTTGTTGTCTCCGAGGAACGGCAAGTAAATTTAGACATCACAGTACCAGAACAACCAAGATTTAAAAAGGGTGTTTACGTGGAAGCCGACACAAACAAGGATAAAAATGTGAAAGTTGGTGCTAGATTGTCTTATCAAACCAAAGCATTAGACATTGATTTAAAAGCCGATATTGTCTCAATGCAAAAAGACAAGGACAAAATGATTACATTAACGGCGACAAAATGGTTATAACAGATATAAGGGGTTAGGATACATTCTAACCTCTTTTTTCTATATTCACTTAGAATGGACCTTTTATATTTGTGCGATAGATCATACCTAAAGCATACTAGAGGGGTTTTAACAGTGATAATAGATAGCTTAAATTTAGTGTTAGAGAGGTGATATATACAGATATGGATGTAAAGAACCGCCGAATGCAAATAGACACAATAGCAGAACTTGAAACAACGGCACTACTTGAGGGCTTACATGATGAAGAACTCAGGAGAGACCCAAAGTTTTTAGCTACTGTACGAAAGTATTTGAAAGACAATGAGTTATATACGACAAAAAACCTTACAGAAATCGTGGTGCAAGAGGTAAAAGAAATACCAATATTTGACGATGAACCACTAGACTAAAAATAAGCCGAAATAAGCTATTAAAATATACCCGTGATAGGGGATTACACCTAAAACATACTAGAGGGGTCTTAACGGCGAAAATAGATGGCTTAAATTTAATATTATGTAAAAAGGTATATCACATATGGCAACTAATTGGACACAGACACAAATTGATAGAGCAAAGGAAGATTTTAGGGTATTCCTATACATGGTATGGGATAGCATTAGTCTACCAGAGCCTACCGAGATACAATATGATATTGCAAGAGCCTTGATGAATCCACCAAGTGATCGTTACATTATACAAGGCTTCCGTGGTGTAGCTAAATCATTTATTACATGTGCTTTCAGTGCTTGGACTTTGTGGAAAGACCCACAGAAAAAGGTCTTGATTGTATCCGCAAGTAAAGATAGAGCAGATGCCAACGCAATATTTGTAAAGAAAATTATACAGACACTACCTTTTTTGTCTGATTTGTTACCACAAAAGGGACAACGAGACACACAAAATATATTTGATGTAGGGCTTGCTACACCAGATATTTCACCATCTATTAAGTCCGTAGGTATCACAGGACAAATTACAGGTAGTCGTGCTGACCTACTCATTTCAGATGACGTGGAAGTATCGAATAATAGTGCTACACAGACACAAAGAGATAAATTATTTGAAGCTGTTAGGGAGTATGATGCAATTCTAAAGCCTAACGGACAGATAGTTTACCTAGGCACACCACAAAATGAAATGAGCCTTTATAACGAATTACAAAACAGGGGATACCGCACTAATATATGGACTGTATTATACCCAGAGACACCCGAGGAAAGGGAACACTATGGAGACAGATTAGCACCTATTATTGCTAATAGATATGATACAGAGCCACAACGATGGAGTGGTAGACCAACAGACCCAAAACGATTTAATGAAGAGGAGATAATCAAGCGTAGGTTATCCTATGGTAAAGCAGGCTTTGCCTTACAGTTTATGCTTAATACTAACTTAAGCGACTACGAAAGATACCCATTAAAAGTATCCGACTTGATCGTATCCTCTTTAGACAAAAAGTCCTCTTCCCTTAAATGGAATTGGACAAATGAACGAATGTATAGAATAGATGACGTACCAAACCTTGCACTAAAGGGGGACTATTTCTATGAACCATTAAGCCGTAGCGAGCAAGTAGCAGACTATACAGGAAGTGTACTTGCTATAGATGCCAGCGGTAGGGGGCAAGACGAAACAGCTTATGCTGTTATAAAGTATCTTAATGGGTACTTGTTTGGCTTAGACGTAGGAGCATTCAAAGGTAATGGTTATGCAGATAATGTACTTTCACAACTAGCCAATAAGGCTAAATCCTTTGATGTAAATACAGTTCTTATCGAATCTAACTTTGGTAATGGTATGTTTACTCAACTATTTACTCCGTACCTTACAAAGATACACCCTTGTGCTATTGAAGAAGTACGGAACTTTAAACAAAAAGAACAACGTATCATTGATACCCTTGAGCCAGTTATGGCACAACACAAACTTATTATTCACAAAGATATTATAAAGAACGATTATCAAGCTAACGAAAAGACACTAAATTATAGTCTTTTTTATCAAATGACTAGAATCTCTAGGGATAAGGGTAGTCTTGCACATGATGACCGTTTAGATGCACTTACAATAGGTGTAGAGCACTTTGTTGATATTATGAATAGGGATGTGCAAATAGGTATTGATGAGGAAATGGAAAATCAATTACTTGATTGGTTAGATCCAGAGAGAGGTGTTCTCTTTAATGTTAAGACACACAGTTCTACTGATCGTTCTAACTATAATTACAACTTTTTTAAGAATCACAGAATTAATTAATTTTATCGACTATGTACACATTTTATCTTGATTAATAAAATTGGAACACTATATGAACCAATAGGCTAATCGGATTGAAGATTGAGAACTATTCAAATACTTTTCTTTTTCTTCCTTTGCCTACTTTAGTTCTTTTTCTTTAAAAACTTATACAGTGTAGACCTTTAGGCTTTTATTTAAGAATATTATAATAACTATTATAGATATTCCTTAAGAACTGATAAAAGTACTGTATTAGGATTGCCTTTAAAGAATCCTAAAGAACTGATTAAAGTAGCCAATAGAAAATATGTAAAAAATTTATGAGGGGATATATACAATAAAATAATCATCAATTACCCCCTATACCATATCAGTAATATAACTACTGATTATTTTTTGCATTCTACCTCTTACTATAGGCTATTTCTATTCCTAGCCTATTTTTTTGAGGGGGCTTATGTGACATAGTCGATAGACTCCTTTTTAACCATTCAAAAGGATTAGCAAAGAGGACTTGAGGAAATTCCAAAAGTGGGTTACTGCTACTAATATTCATAGAGGTAGAGACTGAATATATCTTAACTTGAAGGAGTTCCAAAGAATCCAACTACTACTAAAATATACAGTGGTAGAGACTGAATATATTAATATGTGTTAGAAGTCCTGAAGAATACTTGAAGCAGTAACAATAATCACTACATGATCTATTGCTTGACCATCAAGACAAAAAAGAATATAAACCGATAGTGACATGTTGCACCTTTCAAAAGGCTAGGAAAGAAGATAAGTTCTATTTGTGTCTATTCCGTCACCTTTTGAAAGGTCTAAGGAAATAACAACGATAGATGTTATAAAGCAAATAAAATAAATTAAAAAGATAAACAGCAAATAAAGCCATATCCATTGAATAGCATTTTATATATTGACAAAGACAAAAAAGAAAAATGCCTATACCTCATTTATAAATCATGCTATGATAAAGACAACAAAAGGAAAGGGGCGTTATAGGTATGAAATATGGAAAATTGTTAGTATCTCTAGTGTGTCTAATTTGTGTCTTTGGTGCTGATGTATATACAGCACATGCAAGAATGTTAGAAGATTGGGAAATAGGTATAAGCCGAGATACACCACAAGAGTATAAAGAACGAGTTAGAGCGTCATACAGGCATTATAAAAATGAAGCTGACTCCTTATATATGGGTGAATGGTATAACGTGCTTACGGGGACACATTTAAGTATTACACCAGAATATTGGGGAGGACATCAATACACCTATAGAAGGACTAGTTTTGATTGTAGCAAGAGGGATAAACGTATTATATACATGGAAATAGAAGGGCATAAGCTAACTATATATTTTGATGTAAGTAAGCCGAACGAATTTACAGCGTATGATCCTGACTATAAAACTACAGCACATTTTAAACGTAAGCAATAAAACAAGCACCACCAGAAGAGCAAGGGGCAAACCCTTTATAGTTCTGGTGGTGCTTTTTTGTCTTCTGCAAAGTAGGCGAAGCCGTTATAATTTTAAATGTTTGAAAATCTGATAAAATAGGGAAAAATTATAAGAAAATTCATAAACGTATATACATTTTGTATTGACATTCTAATATACATATAGTATAATATAGTCAAGAGGTGAGGGAAAGATAAAAAGCCCAAACCAAAAAAATTTTATCAATGATGTATATACAAATGTATATACAAAAGCAACTATGAGGTAACAAAAATGCAAATCACATTAACAACAGAACAAAAACAAGAATTACAAAAAGACTTCAACGCTCAATTTGAATATGCTAAAAAGTACTTAGAAAAATATAAAGAAGAGAAAAAGGCTTGTGATTTATTTGTGTATTTCCAATGTATCGGTACATTAGATACACTTGACGGCTTATTAGATAATGAAAACATTGCCAATAACGAAGAGTTTTACAACTTTATTGAGAACGAACACGATGTTTTATTTGAAAGTGGACTTTATAAAATAATCGAATTAGAACAATAAACAACACCATTTAATCTAAACGGAGGGAATAACCATGAAAAGATTGACTTATGAAGAAGTAAAAGCGAACGAAAACACAAACAATTATAAAGCCTTACGAGTGTCCTTAGGTTCTAGCGACATTGCGAGCTTAACCGTTCGCTTTTCAATGCAAGCAAGCCCGTTACATTTTGGCGGAGACGCAAGCTATACCGCCTATGTAATTACAGATGCACAAAAGGTACCAGCACATTATACTAAAGTGTTAGAGGATACTTACTGGTGCACCATATATGATGACGAGGAAGGTGTGCTTAGACTGTATGCTAATAAAATTGAAATCTATCGTGCTGGTGAAATGGGATGTCTTATTAGATTAATGAAATAATAGTCAAAAGCCTACTAGCTTAACACATAAGTTAGTGGGCTTTATTCATGTGATCAGATACACCAGCACCAAAAGAAAAAGCACATAGCAGAATTTTAGGAATACCTAATAACATGCTATGTGCTTTTTGTTGTCTTATTAGACCTCTAACGGCGTTTTATTGTGTCTTGAGTTATAGAGGGTGTTATAAAAATAACCCTTGCACCTATGGAGAATCTTCCAATATATGCAAGAGTTATTTTTGTTATTCTTTTTTTTGATCGTTATCGCTGTAATAGGTTACATAGTCAATTAAGAACGATTTTAAAAGTGTAGATAGTGATGGCTTGTTTGGTATTTTATTAAAGTCATCACGTAATTGTTTTGGCACGCGAAAGGATACAGATACATCAGACGGCAATGATTGATAATAATATCGCTTTGCATTTTTTTCAAAATCAAAAGACATATAAACACCTCCTTTATTACAGCATAACAGAAATTCTGATGTAATGCAAATTTTATATAAAAAAAGTATTTACAAATTACCATACAACATTTATAATGTAATTACAAATTACTATACATTTATTTTTTTGATGTATATGTATAGTAAATTTACTTTACATTTAAAGGAGGTATAAAGCATGAGATTTACTTATGCAGATTTTTTTCAAACAGCGGACAAAGAAACACGGAAATTACTCATTGAAAACCTATCAGAAGAATATGAGGAAAGCAATGTACACGAACGCCGTTATTTACAAAAACAGTACGAAGAAATTAAAGAAATTTTATTTCAAGAGGGTAAACTACCTATGTAGCTAGAAAATTTTAAGGAGGTATTCAAAATGAACAAACCGTGCTTTTACTTATGTATCTTTTGCCTAGGAGTCTTAGTTGGCGAAGGAGCAGAAAACCCAATTATGAATCTTGTAACGGTGTTAGCACTTATTGGTGCTGTATCACCAACATTTCAAGGTGTATTTGAACAAGAGTTAGACGATGAAGAAGAGGAGGATATACAAGACATTAATAAACAATTTTACAACAAACCATATAACCCATTTAAGAAGTAGTTGTGCCAGGGCGACAAGCAAGACCAAAAGACAATACGGAACGTGCTTGTTGCCCTTTTTGTCTTTTAAAACAACGGAGGTAACAATCAAAATGCATACTTTAGAAGAACAATTAGCACTAGAGGAGTATTACAAGAATTACGCAAGGGAAGCCTTTAGAATTCGCATTAAGAAGGAGATTGAAGGATCCCGAGGAGACAAAACGCCAATGGCAAAAGGTATCATGAGTTATTACAAGGAGACGATGGCGGAGAATGTAGAGAATTTTATTAAAGCTGAATTAGAACCAAAACGAGGGGCTAGACGATCCTATAATGGATTTGTGAAAACATGCGTAGAAGAACAAGGCGTAGAACATACTGTTATGGTATTTTGTGCGTTCTGTTTTGAAGCATGCTTACAAGCCTTGTTGTCTGATAATTCGTTTAGTGTCTCAAGCGTGGCAATTATGATGGGTAAACGCATCTATTATGAATTAGCTTTAGATGCTTACACAAAATCTATACCAAAAGGGCGTATTAAAGAGATTGAACGCCAATTAGACAAACGAGTACAAACAAGATATAAAGAAGCATTCTTGAAACGAGCCTTTGAAAACGAGGGCTTTACATGGTGTGAATATAGTACACGTGTACTTGCTGACCTTGCAACGCAACTCATTTATATATTTGTGTCTTCCACTGGCTTAGCAGAATTTACCGCAGAGGGAAGGCGAAGCGAGCATATCGTACCTTCCGACCTCTTTCATAAAATATGGAGTACTAACCTTGAACGTATGGCACATCGTTGTTCTATAGATGTACCTACAATCATTCCACCAAAACCGTGGACTAGCATATATGATGGTGCATATTATGGGGCTTTACGTTCTAATACGTGGTTTATACGCCTTGCAGAATATACCTTGAAAACGGACTATGTGAAAGAGTACCTAGAACGAATTGAACGCAAAGACAAACTAGGCTACATAATGCAAGCCGTAAATAAAATTCAAAATACGCCTTACAAAGTCAATAAGAGACTACTAAAAGTTATCAAGACAATACTAGATATGGGCGGTGGTCGTGCTGGTATAGAACAGTCCGAACCTCTAGCAGAGATTGCACCTCTAACAGGTGAACCAGATAAGGAGACCTTGAGACTCCATAAACGCAAGCTATATGAAAGAAACATGCAAGAACTAGCGAGACGATCAAGAGCCCTACGGGTGTATAAGATTTACAACACCGCCAAAGACTTTGCAGAATACGAAACTATATACTTTCCTTGCAATATAGATTTTAGAGGGCGTATATACCCAATGAGTTATCTCAACCATCAAGGGGACGACATTATGAAATCAGTGTTGCATTATGCAAACCCTAAGCCGTGTACTAGAGATGAAGATATAGAACTTTTAAAAGTACAAGGGTGCAATTTATATGGCAACGATAAAATAAGCCTAAAAGAGCGTTGCGAATGGGTAGACAAAAATGAAAAAGAAATACTAGCGAGCAGTGCTGACCCTTTCCTTTGTAACTTTTGGGAAACGGCAGACGAACCACTACAATTTTTGTCCTTTTGCGATGTATACCGAGATGCATTACTTTATAGACAAAACAACGGTACCCTTATAGGTTACAAGTGTCCTATACCTATTGCTTATGATGGCACTTGTTCGGGATTGCAACACTATTCGGCAATGCTTAGGGATGAGATAGGGGGTATCGCTGTAAACCTTGTAGACCATGAACGACCCGCTGACATTTACCAAAATGTAGCTGATAAGGTGAAAGTACTGGTAGAACTGGATAGTATGTGTGGTACAGATAATTACACTAAATATTATGAAGAAAGTGATACAACGGTAGAGAAACGAGGTACTAAAAGTTTAGCTGATGCATGGCTAGCCTACGGGATCACTAGGAAAGTATGTAAACGGTCGGTTATGACCCTTGCTTACGGTAGTAAACAATATGGCTTTGGCGAACAAATTTATACAGATATTACCAAAGACAACCCGCATTTCAAAGGCTTTGAAGACCCTGCGAGCAAATACCTTGCTAGTAAAATATGGCAATCTGTGCAAGATGTGGTAGTAAAGGGAGCACAGGCGATGGAGTACTTGCAAAAGATAGCACGTAAGGTAGTCAATAGTGGCAAGCCAGTACAGTGGGAAACACCCTTAGGGCTTGATGTGCAACAGGTCTATTTGGAACGTAGTCAAGAGATGTTACAGACACGCCTTGGACCATCAATTCGAATGCGATTATATTATTTGAAAGTTGATGAACAGGAAGAACTCCGAAAGACTGAACAAGTAAACGGAATAGCACCGAACTTTATACACAGTTTAGATAGTACACATCTAATGATGGTGGTAAACGAAAGTAGTCTACAAAATTACACCACCATTCATGATAGTTTTGGCACTAGCTTAGGGGAAGCATACGAACTCAAGGAGATTATACGCAAACAATTCTACCGCCTTTACACCGAATATGAACCACTCAAGGATTTTAGGAAACAAGCCGAGGAACTTATTGGAGAGTCATTAGAGGATATCAAGGAACCGACAAAAGGCACCCTAGATATTTCCGAAGTGCTGACCAGTACCTATATATTCCATTAATATTTTAATATGAAAAGACAAAAAGAACTATTACAAAAACTGTAGTAGTTCTTTTTTTTTGTCTTTAAAAGGGGACAAGATGAAAGTATTTACAATAAAGGAGATAAGCGAGTATCTCAAGGTATCTCAACAAACGATTAGACAAAAAGTTAAGCAACTACAGAAGAATAAACTACTGTTTGTGTCTTGCGATACGGACGGGCGTATTCGCCTAGATGTAGAACAAGTAGGAGTATTAATAGCGACATTCTATAAAAGTGTGTATAATGTGTATTGTGAAATGTATGGTATCCAAAAGGGGGAAACCGTGATACCAACAAGAAAAGGTACAATACAACGTCTTAAACGCAAGAATGGCGTAGAGGTATTCTACATCCGAAACTTACCACTTGCCTATGATCATGAGGGGAAGGAGATAATTTATAAAAGCCCAAAGTTTACTACAAAAGCTGATGCAGAAGAAGAGCAAGCAAGACTCTTGGCAAATAGGGGGAATAGTGCACGGAAACTAGAACAAGAAAGTTCAAGAGACGAAAGTGAGCATCTCAAGCAATTAAAACAACGTTATTTTAAGGAATATTGTATTGAATGGATTAGTGCTAAACAGGTGAGACTCTCCACGAAGGGGAACTACCTTACACTAATGCGTTTATTTTTCAAGGAAATAGAAGATATACGCTTAGAAGAACTAACCGCAGGAAAGGTTAATCAATGGCTTATTAATTTAGACAAGAATAAGGCACATGTGCAAACAGTATTAATAAGCTTCATTAAACATTTGTATAAATTAGATGTAATTAGCGAAGCTACCTTTAAACGCATTGAGAAGGTTAAAATACCGCCTGCAATAAGCAAACCAGCTCTGACACGAGAACAGTTAAAGATGGTATTTAATGCCGTAATAGGGCACCCTCAAGAATTAATGGTACATTTATTGTTTAAAACAGGTATTAGACTATCTGAGGCATTAGCATTAACTAAGAATGATATTAAGATTAGTCCTGATGGCTTAGTTGAAATTGTTATCAATAAAACACTATCAATTAATAGACTTGATCATGAAGTTATTGTTGAACCACCTAAAACAATAAGTGGTAATAGAAGTGTATTTGTGTCTGATGGGGTGTTATTAAAGTTATTAAATAAGGCGTTATCTAAAACTGACAACATTATATTTAAAGGTTATAGTGGTAGTTATTTACGGATGCAAAGCGTTTGGCATTTGTTTAACAAGATAAGCAAGAGCCTTGGATTTTACTTATCACCACACATTGCAAGGCACACCTATATATCACTAGCCCTAGCAAGTCATGTAGATTTATACGCATTAACGACACAAGTAGGGCATAAGAACCCTACAATGATTCTATCAGTTTATGGTAAATTGGTAGTTGATAGGAAAACAATTTTTAAAAATTTTAATGTATTAAAATAG